CTAGAAAATAAATTCTTGCCCCACATAAGCTTCATATTTACTTTGTTCATTTTCTATTATTTTAGGTGTGACATGAGAATAAATATTAGAAGTAATTTCGATACTTTTATGCCCCAATCTTTCTTGGATATATTTCATTTCTACTCCAGCTTCTAAAAGAAGAACAGCATGAGTATGCCTTAACCCATGAACACCGATTTGAGGTAATTCTGCGTTTTTTATAATGCGATCTAAAACATTTTTCAATGTTGATTTTGGTATTGGTTTACCTGTAGTTGTAAATACAAAATCATAAGTTTTATCATACCTAGCACCGAGTTTTAGCTTGCACTCATTTTGATAAGTTTTAAATGTTTTTAGTACAGAGACAAGTCTATCTGAAATAGTAATTGAACGCACAGAATCATAAGTTTTTGTTTTACCTATTAGGTCTTTACTATTCTTCTGTCCGGTAGGAGTATATGCGTGATAATTTATAGTTCTATCGATGTGAATCATTTTGTTATCTAAATCAATATTTGTGTCCCACTCTAATGCTGTTGCTTCGCCTTTACGCATACCAGTCTCTACTAAGGTATAGATTAATACATAATATATCATTTTGTCTTTGTGAGCCGTATTCAATAATTTTGATACTTGTTCTTTTGTTAAGTAATTCTCCTTTTTCGAATGCTGGTTGAAGTGATCCGCAGCAATTAGAATTCTGTTTGTGAAATCTTTGTAGACCATTTCTAAATCTATAGCGCGTTTTATTGAATTAGACATTGTTGAGTTAACAATTTCTACTGTTCGTTTGGAATAGCCTTTGTTTATAAGGTGATTAATAAATTTTTGGTATTCGATTTTATTCATATCCGCTAATTTGATATTTTTAAAATATGGGATGATGTGATTGTTAATATTGTTTTTATGGAGAATATAAGTGCTTTGCCCCACTTTACCTTTTTTATAAGTCTCCAGCCACTCAATTAGATATTCACTTAATAGAGTTTTCTTGCTGTCAGCAGCCATTCCGTGAAATAATTGACGCTCTCTTTCATTAGCATGAAAGGTAGCTTCTTTTTTTGAATCAAATCCACCTTTACTTATTTCTCGTTTTTTACCAGTGGTTTTATCAACGTATCGGATTCGATATTCCCATTTTTTGCCCCGCTTTCTGAAAGTCGCCATCAAAAATCCTCCTTTATATCGTGTCATAATACTTGATGTGGGATATGTTACTGTCGAACTTAATTAGAATAATATCACGACAACCTAATTAATGTAAAAATAAAAAAGAAGAGAGAGCCTTATGCCCTCTCTTCTTTAAATTGTAAAAGAAAGAAAATTTTACAATTTGAAATTGGAAATGATTTCTTTTATGATGAAATCAAATTAAAGTATTTCTTTGTTGTTTTGCAACATTTTCACATACAATGAAACTTGTTTTGCGAAACGGCCTTGCTGACGTCCATCAAGTTCCTCATAGGCTCTTTGGATATCATTAAATAGTAATTCTAATAACGCATCTTCTTTTTTGTTCTCAAAATTAAGAAGTGCGTCAGTGGAGGTGTTAAAATAAGACGCAAGTACTTTTAAACTTTCAAGGTCAGGTTCATGACGATCAGTTTCCCAATTTTTGATTTGTCCGCGCGATAAACCTGTTCTTTCAGATAATTGTTCTTGCGTTAAATCGAAAGACTTTCGTAACCGTTTAATGTTTTGTCCGACTGTAGTTTTCATAGTTTGAGTATAATAATCGCCTTATTACTATACCATAATTGGTCGATATCCTGACTTTTAAATTTATTAATGGTATCTTTAAGGACTTTTAAAAAACATATAGACAAACGTTTGTTTGGTGGTAAAATATTCATATAGAGAATTCGTATGATTTTATGTGAAATGGCATATCCTATTCTGTCGAACATAAGAAACGTTGCTACATAACAGTTTTTCAAATTTCTCAATAATTTTCAGATAACAGTTCGACAGAATTTTGGAAAATTTGTGTTATTATGATAATAAAATACACGGAACGAAAAAAAGACTCACAGCGTGTGTAAGAGTGATTCGCCCCACTCTTACACCGTTCGCCCGACTCACGAGGGGAACATCTGCCATAAGTCTCTTTTCGGTTACTACACGAGTAACACTTACATTATAACATGCCGATATTACTAAATCATTACTATGGTATTATTTTCCCTTTAAAAAAGTTGAGAAAACGAGCGAAGTCTTTGTTCCAATAGGAGGAGCAAAAATGAGAAAGTTAATGAACGAGGTAAGAGGTTTTATTGATTCCAACAATATGGTTAGAAATGATTTAGCCATAAAAATAGGTGTTAGTAATACAACACTATGTAATGGACTAAATGGAAAATTCGAAATGAAATTTGAGAACTTTTTGAAACTGTTGAATGAAGTCTATGATAATCAAAGAGAAATTAGATTGAAAATAAAAAAATTCGCAATGAAATGCACAAGTGATTTAAATGTGAAAAAATCTCTTTTTTATTGTCAAGCAGCTGGGGAATATGACACTATTCAGTATTTAATTAGAAAATATAAAGAAAACGAAAATTTACAAAGGTATATTGATGTATTTGAACTTTTCAATAAGAGGAACCGTAATGAAATGCGTGGACAAGAATTAAGCTATTTGGTCAATAAACTGACGCAAATAGAAGATGTAGATCGCCAAATACTTATTGAATTGTTATTAACAGTATGCATGTATGACCACGGGAATTATAGTGCGATGCTTCCGCATGCTGATAATGCTAGAAATGCACTACCCAAAGTGGAAAATAAGTTTATAAAACAATGTGTAGAATTACATTTTTATGAGCGTCAAGCCTATATACAGCTTCTAAATAACAATGTTAGCGAAAGCCGTAGAATAGCCAATAAAGTCGTAGAATCAAGTTTTAACGCCTTGATTACAAAAGCTACAGCATTATGTTGTATCGGAGAGTCTTATATATTTTCGGGAGAAATTTTAAAAGCTGAAAAGTACATCCTAGAATCTATTAGTTTATTAAAAGAAGTATCTTCTGCACAGAAAACTCGAAAATACAAATCATTTCATACAACATTAGCTTTTCTTTATATAGAACATAACTTTAATCTTGATAAAATTGATTTTACAGCAATAGATAAGGCTGAAATTGCTTTTTTTGAAGCGAAATATGGCGATCGAAACCTTGCTATTAAGTTATTAAATGAGTTGTTAGAAGAGAACGGAAAATTGACTGGGTTTCAATGGTATTACTATGCTTACGCTAGACCAGAAAAAAGAATAGAATATCTTAATAATGCATTGCTAGAGCTTGCCAAAAATGGTAATATATATTACATGCAGGCTATTCGTGAAGCCTTAACGAAAGAGCAGGTGAGTTAAATGAAAAAAATTATTGTAACAGTAATCTGTACCTTTGCCTTATGTACATTAGTATATAAGACAGACACAAAAGTTAGTGCCAATTCAAATGTTACACCTACAATTCAATATATGATGACGGATCCCGGTGGGCTTTAAGCTTAAAATAAGGGGATTTTAAAAAGACGCTACTTCGGTAGCGTCTTTCGTGCATTATAGGCTATAAAACTTTTTAGGGGAACAAGTAAAAGTTTTACGCTTGTGAACAATTCACAATCTATATAGATAAAAACGGGGGTTTTAGGTATGAAAAAGGAGAGTTTAGAAAACGTAACAGCAGCAGAGGTATTGGAATTCGAATTGCAATTATTAGATGTTATGAAAACAGCACATGAAGGTGATGAAAAATCACTAGAAATTATATCAAAAATGAAACAGGCGATCGGTAGCTTCTGATGCTATCAATCGCCCGTTATTTTCATTAAGTCTTTAAATAATTTCATAATTTCTTTTTGCTTTTCTGGATCTTTTTCTCTAAATTGAGCTATTAGTTCTTCGAATTCGTCCTGAGCAGTTGTTACAGGATTCTTTTCATCTGATTCACCTAATACATAAGCTACAGATATATTTGCAAGTTTTGCTATATCTAAAGAAGTTTTTCTTGATGGGCATTTATCTATTTCTTCGTTCTCCCACATTGAAACCGCAGATTTACTTTTTAGTCCGAGTGCATTAATGAATTCAGACTGACTCATTTTTAATATTTCAGTCCTAATTTCTTTTACCCTCTTACTAATTAATTTGTGGTTCATTTGTTTCCTCCCCTTTATAACGTTCACATATACCATTATCTTTTGCGTTTGTACATTAAATATATACTCAATATATATTTAAAATGTAACAGAAAAGTTCACTCAAAGACAACCTTTTTTAAGTTTTTTAAAGAAAATTAAATTTACAGGTTCACAAATAGTGAACATTGTGATATTATCAAATTAACGAAACGAACAAAGGTGATAAACATGAAATTAAATATAGAAAAAGCCAAAGCGTTACGAAAGAATCGTGGTTATAGTCAGGCTTATGTAGGTGATTATCTTGGATATTCAACAAAGTCTGCTTATTCACAACTTGAGTCAGGTAAGAGGCAACCGAGCTTATATAGACTAGGTTTACTATCTAAATTATATGGAGTTTCGGTAGGTGAACTAGTAGAAGGTTAACGAAAAGTTAACTATTATTTTTTAATCAAACGTTCACGAAATGTGAACCGAGAGAGGGGAAGAAAATGAATCAATTACATCTTTTACAGCAGCCAATAAGTGAATTTGTTTTTATTGAAGGAAGCCAAGTGGTCACAGACAGTCTAACAATGGCTCAAATGTTTGGAAAAGAACATAAAAATGTAATCCGAGATGTTGAGGTCCAGATAGAAAAATTGATTGAAGCAAATGAAATGGAATGGGGGCAGCTCAACTTTGAGCGTACCCAATATCAGCATCACCAAAATAAACAATGGTATCCAAAATTCAATCTTACAGAAGATGCATTTGCAATTGTTGCAATGAGCTACATAACACCAGAGGCAATGAAAATGAAAATTAAGTTCTTACAAGAGTTTAAACGAATGAAAGAACATATTCAAAAGTTACAGCAACAACCGAAAAGTGTTGAAGATGCAATTATCTATAGTATGACTGAACTCAAACAAATAAAATCACGACAAGATCATACGGATGAAGAAATGAACAAAATAAAACTTCTGGTAGATAACGAATTATGGCTTACTGAGCAACACAAAGGAGCTGTACAACGAAAAGTAAAACAACGTGTTTTTGAACTTAAAAAAGAAGGTTATGACAATGCATCGTATCAGGGAATCTACGGCGCATTAAAAAGACATTTCGGTGTCGCTAAATACGATAAAATACCAAGAAAATATTATCAAAATGCTATGCGATTTATCGCAGGATGGTATCCACCAGAAAGACCTAGTGCATTAGATGACTATATTTCTTAACCAATAAAATTAAAATTTTATAGAAAAGGAGATATGAAAATGATTAGTGTTCAAGTGGATGAAAAAGAAGTAAGAAATCTGTATCTAGCAAAAGTCGAAGAAGTAGTTAAAGAAATTGATGCGGAGTTAGTGTATTGGGACGCTAACGAGTTAAAAAGAAGAACTTGTATGGGATGGAATACCATCCAAAAAACATTCTTTTTTGACCCTAGGTTTCCAAAACACAAAGTAGGTGGTAAATGGTATTTCCCAGCTCAACAAGTAAAAGAGTTCTTGTTGCAATGGATATCTGAACAATAAGGAGGTGATTTAGTGGAAGATACAACATCGTTAGTTATATTCGCAATGTTTATCGCATGTAGTGTTGGGTTAGGATACATCACTTATGAACCAATAAAACAATGGGCTTGGAGTGACGTAAAGCAAAATAAAAAGACCCATGGCAGTGGGTCCCTTTGAAAAAACACTTGTTATAAGTATATCACGGAAAGTAGGGAAATAGTACATGCGTTTAACTGAATATCAAGTGCTATTACCTAATAAGTTTTGGGATTTGGCAAAAAGCAAAGATGAATTAAAGAAAATGATTGAACAGTATTTCAAGATTGGTTATCCGCATTATGAAATTCAACGGATTATCAAAAGTGGACAAGCATATGTGGCGGTTTGTACGAGGAGGTAAATGAATGGCTACTTTTCGAGTTAATAAAGATAAGAACTACACAACAATAAATAATACAGGCCTTAAAGATAAAAGGTTAAGTTGGAAAGCAAAAGGGATTTTAGCATACATTCTTACACTTCCTGATGATTGGGTTTTTTATAGAGAGGAATTATCTAGGCATGCAAAGGATGGGCTAGATAGCTTAAGAGCTGGAATGAAAGAATTAAAGGAATATGGGTATCTTAAAAGATTTCCAGTTAGAGATGATAAGAACAAAATCATTAAGTGGGAAACAATCATCTATGAAGTTCCACAAAATGACCCAGTGGTGGAAAAGCCACCAGTGGAGATCCCACCAAAGGAAAAGCCACCAGTGGAAAAACCACCGGTGGAAAATCCCAAGCTACTAAATACTAAAGAACTAAATACTAAAGAACTAAGTACTTATATACAAAGTAGTAGTAGTATCTTCTCTTTCTACGAAAATAATTTCGGTACTTTAAATTCATTCATAGCCGAAAATATTTCACAATGGGTAAATGATACAAGCGAAGAACTGGTACAAGCAGCTATGGAGCGTGCTTTGAAACAGCAGAAGAAATGGAATTATGCTGAGGGAATTTTAAAACAGTGGGTTAACAATAACGTGAAGACCTTAAAAGATGTGGATGCTTTAGAAACGGAATATCAACGAAATAAAGGAGTGAAAAAACGTGTCGGAATCAATCGGAAGAGTGATGACTCGGATAGTGAATACATCGGCTTGTAGTGAAGAAACGGAAGGATATACATGCGAACATTGTAATAAATATATCGCCGCAATCACTGTAGAGGTTCCACAGTTACGTATTAAAAACAAAATACTTCCTACATGTGAGTGTGTTGTAGAACGTGAAGAAGCAAAAATACGTGAAGCTCAAAACTTTGCTAAGAAGAGAGAAATAGAAAAGTTGTTCAGCATTAGTAACTTAGGAGAAAGGTTCTCCAAAAGTACATTTGAATCGTTTCTAGATAGAAATGGATCAGAGACAGCTTATAAAGTTGCGGTGAAATACGTGAAGACGTTTAAAGAGTGGAAAGGTGAATCGTTACTACTTTGGGGAGAACCTGGTAATGGTAAAACCCATTTAGCAGCTGCGATTGTAAATGAGCTTTCTAAAAAAGGATACATTGTCGTATTTCAAAGCGTTCCAGAATTATTACAACGCATTCGCAGTACGTTTAACAGCGAAAACAAAGAAAATGAAACACAAATTATGAGAGCACTTTTAGAATGCGACTTACTTATATTAGATGATATTGGAGCGGAAAAAACTACGGAATGGGTAGAAGAAAAATTGTTCAATATCATTGATGGTCGGTATAGAAAAGAACTTCCTACTTTGTATACGAGTAATTTAGAACCCAAAGAACTGAAAAATCAAGTTGGAAAACGTTCGTATGACCGAATGGTTGAAACAAGTCTAACTGTAAAAAATGAAGCCGCTAGTTATAGAAGAGAGATAGCGAAACAACGTTTACAAAGGTTTATTGAAGTATAAAAGGAGGAAATAAAGATGTGCGCATTATGTCATGATACAGGGATTATTCGTAAAGAAACTTATCCGGGTGTAATTGAAACGAACGGCTGTAATTGTGAAGTAGCAATTCAGCAACAAGTAGAAAATGATAAGCGTTGGCAAGCGTGGTTAATAAAATTCGAGTCAATGAAACAAGACTTACAACGTAAGCATCAACAAAAAGTTAGCTAACAAGAAAAAGGAGGGTTTCAGTTGTATGAAGCCTACGAAAGTTGAAATCGATGTTACTGATAATAAAATTTATGTGGTTAAAAATGGTGAGGTTACTCCACTGAATCCTCCAGTAACAGGGTTTGGGGAACAAGTAATCACTTGGCAAGGTGGGAAAGTTGATCGTGTATCAACTACCATCACAGAAAAAATAAAATAACTGGGGATGCGATTATGAAGCAATTAACTATTGATGATGTTATGGGTGGTTTCAACTATGACGCAATAAGTACCAGTGAAAAGTTTTTGAATCCAAGCTACGAAGTGCATTTTTACGATAAAGAGGAACGGCAAAAGATGGATTGTTTTGATGCTAAAACTGAAACCGACGCTTGGAATGCAACAATACAAGAGCATGGGAAAGGTATTCAGAAGATTAGGATAAATCATTCAAAACGTACCAGAGCTGAATTTCTAGCGCTGGATTAGGAGGGGAAATTGATGGCTAGAGTCAAAACAGCAATGCAATTAGAACAATATACAATCAAAGCGCAACAACGGAAGTATATGAAAAAATCACGCCGTAACTTGTACGTAGCACTTGAGGAATTGGATTTAGTTTTTGATGAAAGCGAAGTAATCCGATTCCAAGAGATGTGGGAGGAAGGAAAAACTTTCATTGATATTGCTAAAGAGTTAGGACGACATCAATTAGAAATAGCAGCCTTGATTATGGATCAAGCTGATAAAAATAAAATCAAATCACGTCCAATGGGCCTAGGAGCATGAAAAAAGGAGTTATGAAATTAAATTAGGAGGAGAAAACGGTGGGGGATGAACAAAAGGATTTGATTGAACAAGAAGATGTTCTAATGATGACTGATGATGATTTTATGAAAAAGTATAGCAGGCTAGTTTATTACTATGTAAACAAATATTTTTCCAATATCGCTAAAGCAATTGAACAAGAAACAAATTTAAATATGGATGATTTAATTCAGTCTGGAATGTTGGGGTTGGTCACAGCGAGAAGAGATTTTAAAACAGAACTTGGGTTTAAATTTACGACATTCGCTGTTCCAAGAATACTTGGATATATAAGAAAGGCTGTTAGGGACTCGCAAAAAATTAGGATTACGAACGAAGTGTATGAAATCAAAGGAAAGATTTCTAGAATGAAACTTCATGATGAAGAAGTGGAAAGTATTGCTAAATTACTAGAAGTTAGCGTGAGAGATGTGAAGACAGCAAAAGAATTTAATCCTAGAACGATTTCACTTCAAACACCATTAAATAAAGAGGTAAACAAGGAGAAAGTCACTCTAGAAAATACGCTAATAGATAAAAAAACATCAATGACACTCGATGATGTTATTAAGAAAATGATAATCACAGCGTTCTTATCAACCTTATGTAGTAAAGAGAAGTTTGTATGGGAACTACATGCTAAAAATATGACACAAGCAGCAATTGGCAAAAGGTTAGGCGTAACGCAGACACAAATAAGTAGGATTTTAAAAGGGATTTATAAGAAAGCTGAAGAGTATGGAAATAAACATAGCTTACGTGATATAGGCAAAACAAGGTTTGAAAAAATAATTGAAAATCACGTGAGACAAAGTAGCCATGGGAATTGGTTGGATATAGCTGAAAGTAATGGAGTAAGTAGAGGAGCGTTTTGGTATAGATTGCGTGAAGGGTGGTCTTACGAGATGGCAGCCACACAACCATTAGGCAGTCAAGGGACAAGGAAGAATAAGCAAGTTATTTAGGAGGCAACATGGATAAGCAAAACATTTTGATTAATAAATTAATCGATAATCGTATATACAAGCTTCCAGACGGGCGTGATCTATTCGAGGGATCGATCGAGGAACTGAAGGAGCTAATAAAAGGAGATGGAGAGAGTGAAGGAAGCGATTAAGGGGTATATAAACCATTTGCAACAATCGGCAGCAGAAAGCAGAAAGGAATCAGACAAAGCGTATGACAATGGAGATTTAGGTTTATCTGGTTACTATCGTGGTCAATGGATTGCTAACGAAGGAACAGCGATTGCATTAACAACAATCTTATCTAAATACAAGGAGGAAGAACAATGAAATATACAGAGCATGGTACTTACGAAGTAACTCAATTATTAGCAGAAGCGAAGGAGACTGAAGAGAATGAAATTAAGAACAAAGATTAAGCGAGTAAGAGATGTGGAATTGCCTAAGTATGCCAAGACAGGGGATTCGGGTTTTGATCTTGTAGCAGCGGAGGACACAATTATATGGCCGGGCGAAACGAAGGTTGTTCAAACTGGATTATCTTTTGAGATTCCACCAGGATACGAGTTGCAAGTGCGCCCGCGTAGCGGTATGACGCGTAATACAAAGTTAAGAGTGGTACTTGGAACGGTGGATAGTGGCTACCGTGGAGAGGTTGGGGTGCTGGTTGATAACACTGAAAGACCAATAAGTTTAAATATGCAAGCTCATGTGATTGAAAAAGGAACACGTATTGCTCAAGGCGTCATAGCGCCAGTGGTAACAGCTCATTTCGTTGAAGTGGAAGAACTATCGGTTAGTGAACGTGGCGTTGGGGGCTTTGGATCTACAGGTACTAAATAAAAAAAGGCTAGGATTTCTCCTAGCACTCAAGCATAAGTCGTATGGAAAGTAAGTATTGTGCAAATCGGGTATTTGCAAGTTCATTATATAACGTTTATTGGGTAGATAGGCTGGATCAACGTAATCTTTACGCAGGTTTTACATGATATTGAAGTTTTTGATAAAGACCAAATTTGAATTTTGTTAAGAAAGGAGGGTTTAATTTGACAACTAAAAAGAAGAAAGAAATGCGTGCAATAGCAAAAGAACGGGGTTGTAAATGTAAAGATGACTATTACTGGTTTCAATTGAGATATGGAGATATTGGATGTAATAGATGTGAATCTTTAATCATAACTGAAGCGGGATATAAGAAGATTAAAAGTAAAGATGAATAGAAAGTGAGGAATAAAAATGGATTATGAAAAAATGTGGAACGAGTTAAAAGCGCATTATGAAAATCGTATTGAACAATTGGAAGGTAAACAATATGACCATCCTATGAATCCAAGAAATTTTGCTAAAAGTATTGTGAACGTTATGGAAGGGTTTGAAATGAAAAATCAAGCGCCAGTTAAGCATAGTCCGTTAAGTATCCGTGATATTAGGGAAATGGCTGAATTATAACCAAAGCGTTATTTGAAAGGAAGTGCCATAAATGGAAGAGAGAAAGCACCTTTTTGAAGATGGTGAAAAAGTTCGGATTATAGAGACTGGTGAAATTGTTACAGTAGATCATTGGTGGTTTGCGAAACCAACTGTAGATGTAAGGCTCTTCACAGCGCAATACAACATTGTAGAGCATCCTGGTACGTGGTTTGACGAACGTGAATTAGAAAAGATTTCTTAACAAAATAGTTATTTTGGAGGGAAAGAGAAATGAGAGAAATTAAGTTTCGAGCGTGGGATAAAGAAAAACAATTTATGTTCACACCTACTGAAATTGAAATAACGCAAGGTGAAAATTTCGCTAAATGGGATGAATGGCGTCCTATGGCATGGCGAGACGAGTTACCTGAAGAAGGTTCAGGTGGTATTGGTCGAGCGATAGGTGATGAATGTGAATTAATGCAATACACAGGCTTAAAAGATAAGAGCGGAAAAGAAGTTTATGAAGGCGATATTTTAAAAGAAAAAGACATTATTACTGAAGTTGTTTTTCATGACTACCAATGGAAAGAAAAATTGATAAGTAGTCCACGTAATCATTTGAAAAACTATTTTCCGTTTAGGGATACGCTACCTTTTACAGCAGAGGTGCTGGGTAATATTTATGAGAATCCAGAGCTATTAAAGAAATAA